ACTGCAATACAAGCAGAAGTTGATTTAAACACAGTTAAAGAAACGAACATTGCTCACCCTTTAGTAGAAACTGCTGTTCCAGTTGGAGCGGTATTTACAGATACAGATACAGTATATGATGATTCAGATGTATTACTGAATACAGCAGATAGGCATTCACATTTAAATAAAGTAACACTTGATAAATTTGGAGAATCAGTTGGCGGACTTCCAACGTTCAATGGTTTAGACGTAGATACAACAATAGCACAGCGTGATGTCTATGATGGTTTAGATAGTTTAGATAACACAATATCATTATCAGCAAACAACGGTAAGGTACTTAAAGATGTTCAGGATACGCAACAAACAGCAATTAATTTAAAATCAAACAACGTTGCTGATATTGCAAGCACAACTAAATTTCCTGTATGGAAAGTAATTACAGATTGGGCAGTAGGTTTGTTTGCTACTATTGCTAATTTGGCTTTAAAAGCAAATATAGCCTCACCAACTTTTACAGGAGTGGTAACTTTGCCAACAGGAACGCAAGGTAAAGTAGTAAAGTACACAAGTGCGGGTGTATTGGGAGATAGTGCTATTCAAGAAAGTGCTGACGGTAAGGTAGGGATTGGGGCAATACCCACTCACGTTTTAGATGTAGGAGGAGGTGTTAATTCTCAAGTATTATATACAACTGGCTATCAAAATCAAATGCAAGCAGCAAATGGAGCTAAGAAATTTGTATTTGTCCCGGGTAATGGGACGCAAGATGCACATTTAGAACTTTATAACAGCGAAACAGTTCTAAAAATAGTACTAAATGCTGGAGTAGGAGATACTTACTTTAATGGAGGCAACTTCGGTATTGGAATTATCCCTACACAAAAACTTGACGTAGTAGGCAACATTAAACTTTCAGGAATACACATTTTAGGTCAATACACAACCGCCACAGAACCTGCATACGTAAAAGGAGCGCAGTATTTCAATACGACTTTGAATAAAATTATGTTTGGAGGTGAAACTGAATGGGAAGTTTCTGCAATACAAGCAGAAGTTGATTTAAAATTGGCAAAGGCAAGCAATTTATCGGATTTAGCCTCAACTGCAACAGCAAGAGATAATTTAGCAGTAGTTCCAACAACAGCAACGGGAACTGTACTGCAGCTAAATAATATTTATGGAATTTATAAAACAACATCAGAGTGGAACGCAACTTATACCATTGGAACAAAAGTAGCAACCGCTTGGCATTATAGATTAATTGATACAACTGGGCAGACCGTTTTGCCCACAATAACAGGAGCGACCTTATTGCCTGGAAGTGATTTCAAAGTAGGCGCATCTTTTGAAATGTGGCTATATACAATGAATGGAACAGATTGTTTTTATTATTTTTTACTAATTTCATAAAAAATGAGACCAATAGATTTAGCAAATAATAGAAGAAGAATAATTTCACAAGCACCTGATACAGAAGCCCCTACAGTACCTAGTTCATTAGTATTAAATAATCCAACATCTTCTACCTTAGATTGGTCTTTTGCAGGAAGTATAGACAATACAGCTGTCGTGGACTATGTGTTAGAACTAAGAGATGAAGGATCAATCTTAATAAGAACATATACTGTGACATCAATTTCAGGAACATTTACTGGATTAAATACTGGTAAGGTTTATAAATTTAAAGCAAAAGCTAGAGATGATGCTGGAAATGAAAGTGCTTATAGTGCTTTTACTGCTTTAGTAAGTACACTATAATATAATTTAAAATTATGAAAAACATAGAAATAAAAATTACAGGAGCAGCCGTATTAATAATCGGTAGCACGTTTATAGCTTCGTAATATATACGTAAATATGGTAAGCATAATACAAAGAGGTACTAACCTTATAAAAATTAACAGTGATGTCGCATAGTCTAAAAAAATATATGTTTAGTAGGCAGACTGCTGTTGTAGAATACCCTGCCTTTATAAGCACTTGGGATACGACAAAATCAGGGGTTTCAACTTCTTCTCAAATAGCATTACCATTAATTAGTTTGGGCACTTATGATTTTAAAGTATATTATTTAGGCTCTGTAATTAAAACTATTACAGCCTATACAGACAATGTCATCACATTTCCTGACGGTAGTGGGATTAAAGAAATTAATTGTGTTGGCACTTTTACAGGATTTAAATTTAACAATGATGGGGATAAATTAAAGATTAAAAGTGTTACGCAATTTGGAACAGATTTTAGATTAATTGATGGAATTGGCACTTTTTATGGCTGCTCAAATTTAACATCAATAGGAACGGACTTAGATGTTTCAGGGATTACTAATATGACGAGTATGTTTAGAAATGATTCTGTTTTTAACAGCGATTTGAGCAATTGGGAGGTTTTAAGTGTTACTCATATGTCATTTATGTTTTATAACGCAAAAGCTTTCAACAGCGATATAAGTAATTGGGATGTTGCAGCCGTTTTTACTATGTATTATATGTTTTATAACGCAAAAGCTTTCAACATCGATATAAGTTTATGGGATTTTGCAGCGGTTTTAAGCTTATCAAACTTTATGCGTGCGAAAACTTCTGCCAACTATAGTTCTGCCAACTATGATGCTCTATTAACAAGATGGAGAAATAATGCGCAAGACAATCTAAGCGTAGAGATGGGTACAATTAAATACAGTTCAGCAGCAACAGCAGACCGAACTTATTTAACAGGAACAAAAGGTTGGACTATAACTGACGGAGGACTAATATAATGGCAATGATATACTACATAAATCACAAAGGATATTCAGACACAGCTCCTCATTATGGAGGGTATGATGCTAATACGCAGGTCATGGATACAGGAAAGAGGTGGACAAAGACTTTCCAAACAACTGATTTACAAGAAGCAAAAGACTTTTTATTAGAGCATTTTAATATAATATGGGAAGAATTATGAAAAACATAGAAATAAAAATTGCAGGAGCAGCCGTTTTAATAATCGGTGGCACACTTTTAATAATGAAGGAAGAAGGACTGGCTTTGACTTCGGCAGTATTCATTTGGGGGGCTTATGAAAAGTATATGAGCTATCAAAAGGGCAAAATGATTAAGAAAAAAACTGGCTTTACTTTTAAAGAACTGAATAAATGAATTTTTTAATAGACAATTGGCAAACTATTGCAGCAACTTTAGGAACGATAATAACTGGTTTTGTGGGATTTTTAAGCGGGAGGAAATCAAAAAAAATAAGTGAACAGGATCAACAAGCAAGTGCTTTGCAAAACATGCAGCTCGCCTATGATAAGTTTACCGAACAAACCAACAAGCAAATCGACAGAGTGATAAGCGAGCTTGATGATGTGAAAGGGGAGAATAAGGAGCAAAGGAAGGCGGTGATGGCACTTCAAAAAGACAATAGTAAACTTCATTTGGAAGTGTCTAAGCTAATGACTGAAAATAAGAAACTAAAGCAAATGATAGCTGAATTAAAGTATGAAAATGAAGTTTTACGCAAAATAAACTAAATGAACTTTCCAACAAATTGGTTTCGATGGATTTTTGATTTGAAGCCTGTAAAAATAGAAACGATGAAAGAATTATTTTTTGAAAATTACAGAAAATATATTGATGTAGATAAAAGATTGACGCAATCCGAAGTAAAAGCAATAGAGGCATTTTTAAATTTATACGAAAGCGCAAAAAAAGATTTTACAACTCCGCAATGGACATACATTTTTGCAACCGTTTTTCACGAAACAGCAGGAACATTCTTACCGATTAAAGAGGCTTATTGGTTAAGTGAAAATTGGAGAAAAAATAATTTAAGATACTTTCCTTTTTACGGGCGTGGTTATGTGCAAATCACTTGGGAAGCTAACTATTCAAAATTCAGCAAGTTATTAGGTATTGATTTTGTTAAATACCCCGACAGGGTAATGGAAGTAAAAAGCTCATTCTTTATTCTTACTTATGGCTTTAAGCACGGAAGTTTCACAGGGAAAAAGATTAGCGACTATATAAATGATACGTTAAAAGATTATGAAGGTGCAAGAAGATGTATTAATGGAAATGACAAACGGGAGCTAATTGCAAATTATGCACGTACTTTTGAGTTAATTTTATGAAAATAATAAAAAGGATAGCAGCGTGTTTAATATTGCTTTTGGTTATTTGGTTTTTCTTGCATTAAAAAGCCCCTAACAAGATGTTAAAGGCTTTATTTGGAGCAACCAACTCCATATTATGAAAAAAAATTACCTTCAAATATACAATTATGAAACGTTATATCCCTTATTTTGCAGCAATTATTTTCTTAGTTCTTTTTTTAAACCAATGTTCAAAGACAAATCAAGAAAGAAACAAAGCCGATAATAAGATAGATTTTCTTACAGATAGTATAGTTTACTACAAGAACGCACAAGGAGCAGAAATAGCATCTAAAATAGCTTTACAAGGTGATAAGAAATCACTTCAAATATTACTCAACAATACTAATGATGAAAATGGACAATTAAAGGGACTTATAAAGAAGTATAAGAAAGTCATAGCGGCTGGAAATATAAAGCAAGAAATTAAAATAGATACCGTAAAAATAGTGTATAGAGATACTATACCTTTTAAATTTGAGCGCACGTGGTCAAAGATTGATAAGTTCTATGAAATTAAAGGCTCTTCGAATCAAAATGGTATTTCCTTCGATGAAATTAGAATCCCCAACACTTTGAGTTTCGCTATTGGAGATAAAAAAACAGGCTTTTTTAAAACAGAATACAGGATTGAAGCGGTTAATTCTAATGTTCACGTTAAGACTACTGGCCTGGATGCTTATACATTGTCTATTCCTAAAAAAAGATTTGGGCTTTCCTTTTTTGCAGGCTACGGGCTTTCAGAAAACGGACTATCTCCAATTATAGGAGCTGGCTTTTCCTACTCCTTTTATCAATTTTAGTTAATTCTTCTTCCATATTGAAAGCTCCATTTTCGACTGCTCTTTTGAAACGCTCTATTTTTGTTTGCTTTTCCATAGGTTTAATTTTGTAAGTTGTGATAATAGTAGTTATGTGCAAGGCTATCAATCGTCATCACCGACAACTTCATCTAACATCCCTACATAAAAATCGCCACAGTCTTTTTTAAAGAGTATTTTATTTTTTAAAGATTTCTCAATATCACATTGACACAAACAACTATCCATTTCAATTTCATTATAGTAGGTTTCTTTCTCTGCCATAAATCCAAAATGCTCTAAAAACTGTCTTGGCGTTTCTATTTCTTTTTCGCCTTTGTTTATTACTATTATATTACACATAGTTTTAAAATTTAATTTTAGTTTTAAACCCGCCCATCACATAACACTGTATATAAAACATTGCCTTTGTGGTCTTTTTTTAAGTTAGTTAATAATTCAAAATTTATTGTTTATCTGTTATGTCTTGGCTGGCAACGTTTCATATACTTAACGTTGTAAACAATAAAATTACTTTAGTATTTTAACGTCTATTAAGTTTGTAAACATTTCGTTTATGTCTATCAACTTATCTACTTCAACTATTTTAGTAGTTTTTGTCTTGATGTCGTCTAGCATAGGGTGTCCTCCATCTGTGAATTTCCAGTAGGTTACTAAAGCAGTAATTTTACAGTTTACAACACCGTGTATAGCACATTGCTCATTGCTTTTTTTATTATCTATATTCATAATTTCAAAGTTTTGTACTGAGCATAACATCAAATACAGTTATCAATTATATTTATTTTAACACCAAACTTTCCACTAGGTTTAATTCTGTTTTGAAAATCATTATATTTTTCATTCCATAAAGATAGATCCCGCCTTTCGGTCAGTTCTAAATCAAGAAATACTTTTACTTTTTTAAAAACCTTATAGCTTATTTGAAAATTTGCACCCCAACTTTGGAATCCTTCATAATGGTCTATAACTCCATATCCAATACTGGCAGTCGTTTCAATATTTTCTAATTCTCTTTTTTGAAAGACACGTCCAAGATTAAAGGTGTAGCCAACGTTCGCGGAGTATCTTTTGTACGTTTCTTGAAGGTCTGCTATCTCTATTTCAGGAGCGATAAAAATATAACCTAAAGCTCCCTGCTTTGCCTGCCATTCGCTACGGATTGCAATATCTAAAGTTCCTGCGCTGTTCCCGTGATTATCTCCTACAAGTAAAAGTTTAGCATCCTGTGAGATATTTATAGTTACTTTATTTTGAGAAAAGAGCGTAAAAACATTAAGCAGTAAAATGATTACTACTGCTATTTTAAAAAGTGTTATTTTAGTTTTCATAATTTGTTTATTTCTTCTTTTACATTGTTTAAATATTCATCATTATAAGAATCATCATCATTGTCCATTTCTGCAAATATTTCTATTGCAATATTTCTCATTTCATTTACACAAATCAAAGCACATTGTTTTGCTCCGTGAATACCAATATCGGTATAATCAGCATCCATATACTTATCTGTTAATTCCTTTGCTTTTTCTTTTGGGATCATAATTTATAATTTAGTAATAAAAAATCGGGGCTTTTCGAGCTGGATTCGCTGCTGATCCAATAGTTCAAATACTTCTATTTGTGCTTTTAGATCCCGTATGTGATTATCAATTTCATTTCGCTCGTCTTGGTTCATATTCTCCAGGCGTTTACCGTTCACAAGCCATCTTCCGTTTATAAGTTCTATTGATAGTTTCATGATCTATTAAATATTTCAGCTTCACTTAATCCAGTAAGCTCTGTTATTAATTCAATCCGTTCAATAGTCGTAAGCTTGTCATTTTCGCTCTTAATCCACCTTCTAATGGTCGAATACGATTTGCCTAACCTAAGTGATAGTTTTAATTTAATATCCTCGTTAAGGGCTTGTTTTGCTTTTTCAGTTAATTTTATCATTATATTTTCTCGTTTAGTTCAAAATCTAAGTCTATTTGCATTTCTTCCGCTAAATCATTTAATCCCCATATTTTTGCTTTTAATATAAGGTGATTGCAATCTTCTATCCCCTCCAGGGTGTTTATATCTATTCGGTCAAATGCGTTTCTGAGCCGTGTAGATACAAATTGATTTGATGTATTGGTTTCTGTTTTCATAGTTTAAAGTTTAAAGTTTTAACAAATATACACAAACTTTTAGATATACCAACTAAAAAAAGATATTAATTTTAGTGTCTAATTGAATTAAATTGTGTATATTTGTATAAGCAATAAAGCTAAAACCTTAAATAACAATATTATGAAAACTACAACATTTGAAAAAAGAACAAAAGGAAATTCTAAAAATAGCAATGGATATGGCTATGCAAAAGAATTATTGACCACCAAAGAAAGAGTTTATACTTGTCACACTTCTGGAAGTGGAAGATTTACAACAAATATAGACAGAACCGAAAATACCATTGAAATATTAAAAGACGCTGGGTTAAAATTTGCAGTTGATTTTATTACAGGGAATGACTCTCCAAGAGGTGGAAAGACAGGAAATTATATTGAATTAACTTCTAAAGGAAAAACTAAATCAATCAAATAATTATGAAAATTACAAACCCAACTTTCAAAAAACTAATAGAAACTTTGTGCATTCAAGAAACGCATTCACAAGTCATATATATTAAAGGCTCTTATAAATTTTTTAACTTAGATTGCTATATAGACTTTGAGGGCGATCAAGTGATAATTGACGAATACACAATAGGCACAAACTATTTAGAAATGACAAAGGAGCAGGCACACCTTTTAGACATGACGGTTATAGAATTAAAAACCAGCTTTTTAAACAATCTTCCTGAAATTGAAGTAGAAGAAGATGTAGTTGAGATAGTTGATTTATATGAATTTAACGGAGTTAAAAGAAGCGATTTTATATGAAAACTACAATATTAAAATACACAACCAGGGATGAAGCATTAAAAATGTTAAAATGGTATCTCTGTGCAAGCGACAGAATGTATGTACACACGTCTTATTTCTTCGATGAAAAAGATGAACAGCATACTATATTAATGTGTTATTATTAAACTTAAAAACTAGAATATTATGGAAAAATTACCTGCAATTAAAGACCTTTACAGCAGTAAAGACCTTGCAATTAAAAATGATGAATTTACAGTACTTATGAATCAACCTCCGTCTAAAGACTGGGTAAAAACACATCCCTTTATAAAAGGCTACGATTACTTACCTATTGAGCGGATTGAATACCTTTTAAAGACTATCTTTAAGAAATACCGTATTGAAATACTCCGGGAGGGTACTTCGTTTAATGGCGTTTACGTTGTGGTTCGTGTTCACTATCTACATCCAATAACCAACGGGATGGAGTTTCACGACGGAATCGGAGCAGTTGAATTGCAGACTAAAAAAGGCACTTCGCCTGCCGACTTATCAAACATAAATAACGGTGCATTAGGAATGGCGTTCCCGGTTGCAAAAAGTAGAGCAGTTAAAGATGCTGCAGATCATTTAGGAAAGTTATTTGGCTCAGACCTTAACCGGAAGGATACAATGAATTATACTATTGATTTAACGCTACAAGAATTATCACCTGAACACCCGAACTGGGATAAGTGTAAAACCGCTATTGAAAGTGGAGTTTATTCAATTGAGGACATTAAAGAAAAATACGATATTAACCAAGAAAATGAAAAAATATTATGGAAAAATTCAAAGTAAGAGCTTCGTCCAGCGGTTTAATAATGACGAACCCGCGTAGCAAATCAGAAACATTTAGCAAAACCACTTTAACCTTTGTTGAAGATTGGCTTAAAGAACAGATTTACGGAATCAAAAAAGATTTTTCAAGCAAGTACACGCAAAAAGGAAATCTATTAGAAGATGAGGCAATAGATAAGGCTATTGAATGGCTTGATTTGCCGTTTATTCTGAAAAACGAACTCCCATTATCGGACACGCATTTTACAGGAACGCCTGATCTTATCTTGGAAGATGAGGTATTGGATATTAAAGTGAGTTGGGACGCTTTTACTTTTCCTCTTTTTGATAACGAGATACCTACAAAGGATTATTTCTATCAATTACAAGTGTATATGGCTTTGACGGGCAAGCGCAAAGCAAGACTTGTGTACGTTCTTTTGAACACGCCCGAAGAAATATCTCCGTGGGAATTAAAACACGATTACAATGAGCTGGATAAGAAGTACCGAATCAAAACCTTTACTATTGAATATGATGAGGTATTGATCGCCGACCTTCGTAAAAGAGTTGACCAAATTAGAGAATATTTATTAACTATTAAATTATAAAACAATGAGCAGTTTATCAGAGATCTACCTTAAGGTAGAAACATTAAAAACTTTAGCCGATACTTTGGCAAAGAAAGGAGAAAAAGGAATTAGTATTACAATTTCCACAAATGAAGAAACGAATGAATATGGACAAAATATTTCGGCTTTTGTAGCTCAAACCAAAGAGGAAAGAGATGCAAAAAAAACACGTTTTTATGTAGGAAACGGAAAAGTTTTTTGGAACGACGGGAATATTACCAACGCAGCTAAAAAAGAAGAAACACACAATGCAACCCCAGAGGGGCAAGTTGCAGACGAGGAAGATGATCTTCCTTTTTAATATCCCCAAGATACCAATTAAACCGCCTATCTGGGCGGTTTTTTTGTTTTATATAAGATTTGCAACAGTTGCAACTGTTGCAACCCCCTTAGTTGCATATAGAATATACTATTTATAAGGGTTGACAAAGATTTGCAACCGAGTTGGTTGCAAGTTGGTTAGTAGTAATTTTTTTTTTAAAATTAAAAAATATTTTTAAAAAACACGATTTGCAACCAACTTAGTTGTAAGTATTGATTTTATAGGGTTTACGGAGTTTTTAGGGGTTGCAAATGGTTGCAACCGAGTTGCAACTTAAAAAAGTGCTTTATTTTGTAGGAATTTGATATTAATGTTATTTATATTGATTAATTTATTATATTTGTACTTCAAGGTGTGGAAACTGAAATCATTATTATTCCCGATAGGATTTTTTCGACCTCCACACCCGAAGAATGAATATCGGGATTTTTATTTTTTATTTATATGAAACTATTTATTACAAATAAACCAGATCTTGACACGAACAAGGAATCGGCAATAATACACAAGCTGGCCTTTGCTGAAATGTCAACAAGTATAGCTGAGGGTTTTATACCGTTGGAAATATTCATAAGCTACTATTCACAAGATTTTTTATTTGAGTTTGTAAATAAAAAGAATGAATTGTTCTTTTATAAATTCACTCAAATATGATAGCACTTTCACGATGTTTACGTTTACTGGACGAGGGGTTTTCGCTCATAACAGTATCGAACGATAAAGTACCTAACTATGCTTGGCTAAGCCAACAATCAAAACAGTTGTCAAAAACTGAATTTGAAAAACGTTTTAATTATAAAGGCGGGTACATAAAAAAAGACGGTACGGAAATGCCAGCAACCGAACACGTTGGAATAGTTACTGGGTTCGGCTTTCTTGAATGTTTGGATGTTGATCTAAAAGTATTCAGCACGGCCAAAGAACAAAAAGAATGGTGGGACGAGTTTATTTCTTTTGTTGAGGATAATATTTTAGATTTTCACGATAAGTTTGTAATTACTAAAACAAGAAATGCTGGCTTTCATATTCTTTACAAATCAAAAAGAGTTGAAGGAAATCGTAAACTCGCAAAATTAAAAGGACATAAAGAGGCTATACTTGAAACACGTGGACGGTGGGGTTATGTGTTTATTTATGATAATTTTCTAAAGGATAAAACATATAACGATATTGATTTTATAAGTGATGAGGATCGGGATATACTTTTAAACATTGCAGAAACCTACAATTATATTGATCCGGTAAGATTAGATGTACCTAAAAAAACAAAATCCGACTTCAAGACAAGTGAAGGAGATATTACTCCGTGGGACGACTTTAATCAAAAAAATAAGGTTTGGGATATTGTAAGCGATGATTTTACAATCGTTAGAAACCTTAATAATAAGTACATAATAAAGCGACACAATGCTGAAAGTGCGCATAGCGGTTATATTTATAAAGACGAGGATTTGATGTACCTTTTTTCAACCGGTACAATCTACGAACACGAAAAACAATACTCCGCATTTTCTGCATACGTCCGTAAAAATTTCAACGATGATTTTTCAGAAGCTACAAAGCAAATCTATAAAGATGGATATGGAAGCCGGATAGTAAGAAAGGAAACCGAACCAAAGGAAAAAATAATAATTAATAAAAAAGACCTTGAGTTTCCTATTGAGATATTTCCGCAGCCAATACAGACTTATATTTATGAATGTGCCACAACTTTAAATAGTAACGTAGATTATATGGGTTGCTCGATGCTTTGGTTAATTTCCCTTTGTATAGGGAACAGCTTAAAAATAGAGGTAAAAAAAGGGTGGAACGAAACCGCCGCGATATGGATGGCCGTTGTAGGAAAAGCCGGAATAGGAAAAACGCCTTCAATATCAAATATCATATTCCCTTTGGAAAAGCAAAACAATCGGGAAATTTCAAACTACATAAAGGAATTTGAAAAATATGAATACTACGAAAACCTAACGGCAAAAGAAAAAAAGGAACATCCAGAAACCCATAAACCAGTGAAAAAACAATTCATTGCAAACGATATTACACTCGAAGCATTGGTTTCTTTACACCAAGAGAATGATAATGCAGTAGGGGTTTTTAAAGATGAGCTGGCTGGCTGGTTTAAGGATATGAATAAATATAAACAGGGTTCGGATCTTGAATTTTGGTTGTCTACGTGGTCAGGCCAAAGCGTAAACCTTAACCGTATAACGCGAGCCGGTTCTTTTGTTGCAAGTCCTATGATTCCAATTTTAGGAGGTATTCAGCCGAGTATATTTAATTCATTTTATACCGAAGAAAACAAGAATAACGGTTTTATGGATAGAATGCTTTTATCATATCCCGACCTTGAAGTGGAAAAATACAACGAGGACGAAATGAATTATAATACTATACAATGGTTTCACGATACCGTAGTTTCATTTTACGAAACAATAAAACATAAAATGATCGTACGTAACAAGGATGGCCAAATAGAAAGCCACGTTGTTAAATTCAATAAGGAATCCAAAAAAGAATGGATTAGAATATTTAACGAAATAACCGAAATTCAAAATAGCGATTCGGAAAATGAATATATGAAGTCTATGCTGCCAAAACAAAAATCATATATCCCGCGCTTTGCATTAATGATTAATACAATGGATGGGTTTTTATATCAAAATAAAATACCGAGTGAGATTACCAAAGTAAGTATTTTGAAAGCTGAAAAACTAAGTAAGTATTTTATTGCAATGGCGAAGAAAGTGAAAGTTGATAGCATTGCTTCTGCGGACATAAAAAAAGTAATACGAAAAAACGAGAACAAAACCAATAAGGAAAAATTTGAGATACTGTTTAAAGGAAATCCCGAACTTAATATTAAAGAGGTTTCTGAGCAGTTGGGAATTACCACGCAGGCTATTTATAAATACAAAAAAGAATTAGGGTTATGACATTTACTAATAAAAAATCAGAAGTAAAAAAAATACTTTCAGAAATGAAACCAGACGGTTATATTTTAAAAGGAAAAGATAATTTAGGAAGTTTTGAAAACGAATACGATGCTCACTTAGCTTATCAAAGTGAATTAAATAAAATTATATGACCAAGGAAAATAAAATAAGATTATTGGAATTATATTTGAAAGACAACCGATTGCGTTACCCTCGTTTCCCTGACCATGCAAGACCGATAAAAAAGTACAAAGAGAACGGAGCGAACGCCTTAACCAATTGCGTAAAAGATTGGATTAACTTTTCAGGTGGGCAAGCAGAACGCATAAGCACAACAGGACGACCAATTGACAACACGAAAATAAGCACAGATGTTATTGGGAGGCAAAGGACAATCGGTAGTGTGGAATGGATCCCCGGGACAGGAACTAAAGGCAGCGCGGATATTTCGGCAACGATAAAACCAAAGCCGCAGGAGGGGAATCTATATTCAGCCTTTGCCGTTTCCGTTAAAATAGAAATAAAATACGGAAAAGACAAACAGTCTGACTTTCAAAAGAAATATCAAGATGCGATAAATAATGCCGGAGGGGTTTATTTAATTGTCCGTAATATGGATGACTTTATAGATTGGCATGATAAATTCACAGGAAAATGAGAAACGAAGCTTATAAATACCTACCGATACAAACATCAACTAAAGGAAATCCGTACCAAGTTATAGGAGTGTTCCGAGTGCCAAATACCACCGAATGGAATGGAAAGTTTCAAAGCGTGCAATGGATTAGGTACGTAGATACAGGAGATAGGTTATGGCTTTGGATGGATGGCAATGGGAAAGTCACAAAGAAACAAATCAAGCAACCTGAGAATTTAATAACTTAAATAAATAATAAGATGGATAAAAGAACAGAACTTAAAAATAAAAAGGCAAAAGAGCAATGTGATATAAACGGTGTTGGCATAAGTGCTGGTTTAATGAAGTGTAATCCTTCGTTTAATGAACAAAAAACAATTAGATACAATAGCGAAACAAAAGATGTTTTTGATGAATTAGACAACTTTTTAGGGTATGGTACTTATGATGAAAAAACTAAAACATTAAGCGTTGAGCAAAAGCATTGATGTTAACCACTATTATCACAACTAATTTTTTAATATGACTGAACTTCTAAAGATAAAGGAAATTATAGACACCAAGTACCTCCGTGATATTTCAAAGAAAACCAAAAAAAACGGAAACCCAGACCTGTTAAAAATATACTCCAAAATTGCGAAAATAAAAACAGCATACTCCCTGGTTCAAATCGGGAATGTAATTAATCGAGACCACGCATCAGTTATAGTTCAAATTAAGCAAGCTGATAACTTCCTTGAATACGATAAGAATTTTATAAAACAATATAATGATGTTTTAAAAATGATTCCCGACTTCACAGAACTAAAAGATATAACAAGCAATATGATAAAGCAACGGATCAAATCACATAATTTTGAGATACGGAAATTAAAAATAGAATTGAAAAATAGAAAGGGTTGCAATTAATTTTACTACTTTAGCGTAAACTAATAAATCCTTCTCCCTTCAAGAGAGGAGAAAACAAGCAGACAAAAAAGCATCTTAAGACAGCGAGAAGGGTTATTTTCAAAATAAATGGCATACTACGTGAAATTACCAGATAATTACAAAGAAGGGGATAAAATAGTGTTTGATGACAACAACAGAACAGCCTCCATTTACAACCGATTGGGAGCAATCACAACAACCATCCCCACGATAAAGGTAAACAATAGCCAATGAGCTACAGTATAGAAGTGAAAAACAATTTAGGATGTGGCTTTTTAATTGGATTTGCCTTCGTAACTGCAATAATTATATTCATAATAATAGCTAATAAACTAATAAATTGAAAAGCAATAAGGTAACGGACTTAACATTTGACGATAAGAATTTCAATAAGGGTACACAATACGGGAAATCCCTTATGGAGAAATCACTTTCTAAATTTGGAGCAGGGCGTTCAATCCTGATAGATAAAAACAATAAAATAATAGCAGGAAATAAAACCACCGAGAACTTCGCGGAACTAGGACTTGAAAAAGTTACTATTGTAGATGTTAGCGGTGATACTCTTGTGGCTGTTCGTAGAAACGATATTGACTTAGATACTCCCGAAGGCAGAGAGTTTGCCCTTGCAGATAATCAAACAGCAAAGGTTAACATTGAATTTGACTTTGGAACGTTGGAAAGTGAAATTGATGAAGGTATATTGGAAGAATGGGGAATAAATACGGACGAAGAGGATGTGAAATTAACACCAGAAGATAAAGACCTTTCAGATACATTAAAGGAAACTTTTGAGGTGATCGTTCAATGTGGCAATGAAGATGAGCAAGAAGCAGTATTTAATAAATTAACAAATGATGGTTTAGTATGCCGAGTTTTAACATTGTAAGAGAAATTGAAGCTAAAGACACCTTCAGGGTTAAAAGCGTTGTAGGCGCATTTGATTTACAAACACAACATATAAAAGAGCACTTCAAAGGCAATATAGATATTGATGGCAAGGATTGGAATGTAGGTTTAATTGTCGGTAGTTCAGGAAGTGGAAAATCCACAATAGCAAATGAAGTTTTTGGAGATTGTTTTTGTAATTTCGAATACCAAGAAAGTTCTGTGATAGATGATATGCCGAAAGGGAAAGGAGTTAAAGATATAACGAAAGTATTTACAAGTGTGGGTTTCGCAAGCCCACCGAGTTGGTTAAAGCCTTATGGGGTATTATCTAATGGTGAACGAATGAGATGTGATTTAGCAAATGCGATATTGCAGGAAAAAGAGATTATAGCTTTTGATGAATTTACTTCAGTAGTAAATAGGGAGGTTGCAAAAACAGGAAGTTACGCAATAAGTAAAGCGGTTAGAAAATTAGACAAAAAATTTATAGCTGTAAGTTGTCATTATGATATAAAAGAATGGTTGGAGCCTGATTGGATATATGATACAGATAAACAAGAGTTTTTTTTTGTGCTGGCGAAATCAAGCGACCGGAAATTAAACTCGAAATCTATCAAGCAAACAAAGCAGATAAAGAAAGAAATTGGAAGCCATTTAAAAAGTATCATTATTTAGATGAGAAATTACTCAAATCAAGTAGGCAGTTTTTAGGGGTAGTTAACGGTGAGGTTGTGGCTCATACAGGAGTTATACAATTCCCAATGAGAAAAGGATGGAAAAGAATTCATAGGTTAGTTGTTCTGCCAGATTATCAAGGAATCGGAATAGGAATGAGATTTATTAATGAGGTTTCAGAGATAGTTAAAAAAGAGGGCTTTAATGTTAATTTAACAACTACAACGCCAAGTTTAATCAATGCAATGTGTAGGGATAAGAAATGGCTATTAAAAAGAGCGGGTAGGATGGGAAATGAATCTAAAAATTGGGCAAAATACGGAACAGGTGATAAGGTTAAAAATGAAAAAACATCTAAAAAAATGGGGAAATCAGATAGCTCAAACAGAATAACATACTCTTTTAATTTTAAGTAAACGACGAGGAAACGAGGATGAGCAAGAAATTAGACAATCTTAAGAAAGGGGTTAAGTTCCCAATACAAGATCCCACAAAGGGAGGGCGTCCTGTATCTATACGTAACCAATTAAAAGACCTACTAGAAGCGGAAGGAAACGTAACCATGCCAGCGAATCAAGTTGTAAAGGTTAATGAAGATGGGAGCGTAGTTTTAAAACTACCTACTCAAATGCAGCTTGCAATGAAGCTATCCAGTTGGGCAATGAGCAAGAAGGGCAATGATAGCCTGAAAGCTATTCAGATGATAATGGAGCAGATAGATGGTAAGCCGAAACAAGACGTAGAGGTGACTACCAATAAAAAGAAACCCCCGAAAAAACACTTTGAGTAAACCAATAGTAACATCAAAGAAATACAAGCCCCTTTGGGATTGGTCACTAGTTGAAGAAAAGCTGGAGAAAGACACAACTAAAGAAGAACAAGACTACTATACTAAACTCTCTAAGGTTGATAAAGTGATAATGACAGGCGGGAGGTATTCAGCAAAATCCTTCGAGGTTGCAGATTGGGCAGTCGATGGAACTATACACTACGATTATAGAATACTATACACGAGATTCACCAACGTTTCAATGAGCGATAGCGTTATTCCAGAGATTCAAGAAAAGATAGCGATTAACCACTACGAGGATTATTTGACATTCGCAAATAATAAATACAAATCACAATGCGGCGGCGGACTAATATCGTTTAAAGGAATTAAGGCGGGATCTGGCGGACAGACGGCAAACCTAAAATCATTAAAAGATTTTAATGTACAAGTAACAGACGAAGCAGAAGAAATCCCAGACTATAAAACGTTTGAAAAGGTGTACTTCTCTATACGCTCAAATGACCGAAGAAACTTATCTATTTTAATCCTAAACCCAACCACTACAGATCATTGGATATTTGAGGAGTTCTTTAGAAAGCGAGAAGTACCAGAGGGATTCAACGGCATTAAAGATGAAATCTTATACATTCACACAAGCTATTTAGACGTTGATAGTAGGGTAAATCCGCCTAATATAATAGCAGCATTTGAGAAGATGCGGGACAACCGCCCAAAGGATTATAACGAGATTGTCCTCGGAGGTTGGATTAGCGACCTGCAAGGGCAACTGTACAAGCGCGAGGATGTACAAACATTCAGTATAAAGGATTTTAACCTAGAAAATGTTGAAGCTGTTGTTTGCTTCATAGATGTAGCTGATCGAGGTACAGATTCCTTGAGTATGCCAATTGGCTTTTTAGTTGGGGATTTAGTTTACATTTACGATTGGTATTTTAGCCAAGATAATCAAGACATAACCATCCCAGAGATAGCATTTAAGTCTATTGAGAATAAGATAGAACACATGGCGGTAGAGGTGAACGGTGTAGGATTGGGCTATCTTGAAGAACTACAAAAGAATGTCGGATGTATAACATATCCCTTTAGTCAGCAGACTAATAAGCACAGCCGTATGATTCAGAATAGCGGATTTGTACGTAATTATATGGTATTCCGAGATGACTATGAGGCTGGTTCTATGTACGACAAAGCTATGCGTGAGATGTTTGCGTATATGAAAGACGATAAATTAAACAGGAAAGGCTCTTACAATGACGATGCACCAGATAGCGCAACTGGTCTTTGGATAACGTGCAAGGATTTGTTTCCAGATAAATGGATGTAATTAATAAATAATTTGTATAACTCAAAAAAAAATTGTAGTATTGCAAACAGGGTGTTGTGTCTTTGTCCGAAGAAAAAGTTTCTAGGAGAAGATTTAGTTGATGGTAAAGTACTTTGTTCTTGTGGAAATATGAATGATTTGAGCAATGGAAAGTACTATCCAAACAAACTATCACCATCCTATCAAAGCACTCTAAATAAGAAAGGTACATAAGGTACGACCCAAATTAAGCTGAGTAATTGGTTTAAAAATTTCTTTTTTGAACGTGACCGAGAAGGTAACGTCTGGTATGAAATCGGCAATAAAGATGCCGACTGGGAGCTTGGCAATAAGCTCGACTGTTTATTAACAAATCCAGTAGCATTTCGTTGTGTCGATTTAATAAGCGACTTATTTAGCCAAGCTAAGTTCACTATTAACGATAGTGATAAACACCCAATACTAGACCGACTTAATAATCCAAACCCCTTACAATCTAAACAAGACTTTTTAAGAGAATACTTATTCTTTAAGTATGCCTATGGTTGGGTATATCAATACCCAATAAAGCCAGAAGGGATAAAAGAGCCTAGCGCAATCTACAATCTTGACCCTTCAAAAGTAAACTACAATAGCGATTTCCCTACTCGACTAATCTTTGAGAGTGGGGATGTCGATTCTATCAATAAAAAGCAATTCAGATACAAAGAGCAGAAGCAAGATAGAACGTTTAACGTTGAGGAGGTAATTCCGTTCTTTGATATTGCGAACGGGCTATCTGACAACTTCTTATTAACAGCACCTTCCAGACTAAAGGCAATTTCCAAAAACATTAAGAACATAAACACAGCACTAAAGGCAGAGAGCAATGCTTTAGAGAAGGCGGGGCGCTTCATTGTTTCGTCATCTGTTAAGGGCAATGCTATCTCAAGACCGCTAGATCCAAAAGAGAAAACAGAAATAGAGAACTCATTTAAAGGTTTCGGATTAGGAAAGAGCAAGGGAAATGTGACGGTAACAACAGCAGGGCTAGACGCTATTTCATTGCACGTACCTATGACACAACTAGGAATACCAGAGAGTGTAGCCGCTAATTCAATGGTAATAATGAACACCTTTGGCGTGCCTAGAGAGTTGTACACCTTAGACAAAAGCGGTGCAACTTGGGAGAATCAAAAGACTGCCTTTGTTAATCTTGCCCAAAACGTTGTGCAAAATCAATTAGATGACTTTTGTAATTCTTACAAATCATTCTTTGAGATTGAGGGGGATTTTAAGGCAACGCTATACCACTTGCCTATTATGCAATATATCGAAGATCAGAAAGCAGATAAAGCATTGAAGCTATCTACTGCCATACGCAACCTCTCTGGTACGAATATAGAGCCTAATCAATTCCTAGAATCAATGGGTATTAATATTGAAAGCAATGAATAAGGAGTTAAAAGATAAAATACAAAAGAAAATTGACAGCGGTGTTAAAACCGTTGGGGAGATAGATTTAGAAACGCTGAAGAAGGTGATTGATAGAAAGAAAAAAACAGTAACGAAATGATTTTTTGTAAAAGTTTAGATAAGGAGTTTAGTACAAAGGCTGAAATGTTTGCGGAATTAAAAGAACGTAAAGACGAAATCAAAGCAATTAAGAAAGCCGCTGTTAAGATGACGGACGGCATACCTTCATTTACAAGTTCTATTGATACATATACAACTAAAGGACTGACGCCCGGCAAACCTATTGAGTATGGCGATACGGTTTATCCAGTCATTAATACAACTAAATATTTAGACAGCCACGAGGATTTACACCTTGACGGTATGTGGACTAAAAGCGCAGGCGAACAAACGGGAAAGACATACCTACTTATAAACCACGATTTGAGCGTAGGTAAAGTTATAAGCCAACCCAAAGATGTTGAGATAATTGTCAAGTCAATCCCCTGGAGGGACTTAGGCAAATCATTTGATGGAAACACAGAGGCTTTGATATTCAAGTCAAAACTAACGGAAAAGTCTAACAAAGACGGCTTTTTGGCATATAAAGACAATGACCCTGTGGAGCATTCAATTAGGATGCAATATGTTAAGATGGAGTTAGCCATCAACACTACGGAAGAAGGTTTTGAAGCAGAAAAAAAAGAGTGGGATAAACACTATTCAGTAATTGCCAATAAGGAGTTAGCCAATGAAATGGGTTATTTTTGGGCGGTTTATGAAGCAAAAATATACAAAGAGGGGAGTATGGTGTTAGCAGGAAGCAACGATGCCACGCCTACCTTATACGACATTGAGCCGCAGAAAAGCACTCAACAAATAGCAGCCGCTAAAGCACTGCAATCAAAGCAATTTTATATTAATCTAAATTCATAAAAAATGAATAAATGGGAAACATTCCTGAAAGACGCAGGATATACAAAAGAAACGTTTGCAGAATTAGACGCAAGCAAGATGGCGGAGCTAACGGCTGAATTTCAGACCAAGCAAATCGCAGACATTAACACGGCTATTGAAGCCAAATCTAATCCAGAGGCGGTTACTAAAATGATTGAGGATGCAATTAAAGCAATCCCTTCATTGGAGGACAGCCAAACGGTTAAGGAATTAAAAGCAACCCTTAAAACACAAGGCGAGGCAATCACAGCAATGAAAAATAAAGGAGGACAAGGCGAAGTTATTAGCATAGCTAAGCAAATCGCAGACAACAAAGACGAGATTAAAGCTATTGCAGGCGGTAGAGCAGGCGAAGTGGAAATCAAAGCGTTGACAAATCTTGCTTCTGTTACTAACAACGCGCAAGGGTTCTTTTTACCAGAGATAGGGCAATTAGGTGTTAAAGAAAGAAGCCTTTACAATGTATTGCCAAAAGTTTCAATATCAGATAACAATACAGGAGGCGTAGTTCGGTATCGTGATTGGGATGCCGCGACAACTGTAAGAGCAGCCGCGATGGTTGCCGAAGGTGCAGCCTTTCCAGAATCTACTGCTAAATGGCAATGGTATTCAGAAGACTTACGGAAAGTAGGAGATACTTTACCTGTAACGGAGGAATTTTGGGAAGATGAAGCACAAGCAGGGGCTGAGTTAGAAATGTTTTTAACTGTTAACGTAAACACTGAAATTGATTCTCAGCTTATAACTGGAGATAACACAGGTCAAAACTTAGAAGGTCTTTTAACAAGCGCACCAGCATACACAGCAGTGGCTAATGGAATTGCAGCTGCTAACTTGAAAGATTTAGTGATTAAAGTAAAGAACGATATCACAAGAACAAGAGGTTCTAAATACCGTCCAGATATTTTAATTGTTTCATCTTCTACAATGGAAGATTTAGTATTGGCTAAAGACGGAAACAACAATTACATTTTTGATGAAAACACGGGAACAATAGGTGGTTTGGTTGTGGTTGTTGATGAAAATATGCCTGATAATAAGATTGTTATCGGTGATAGACGATATGCTCGTATATACGAAAAGTCAGGTGTAGTAATCTCAAGAGGGATGATAGGTACTCAATTCACAGAAGATGAAATGACTATTAAGGCTCGTAAAAGAATGCTATTGCTTGTTAGAACTGTTGATAAGACAGGATTTAGAAGCGTTGCAGACGTAGATGCAGCACTTGTAACTTTGGCAACAACTCCAGTCTAAAATGAGTATTCAAGTAGAGTTAACGAAAGATTATGCGGGAAGCAAGAAGGGTGATAAACTTACCCTAGGAAGCATCTTGGCGACAAAACTTGTTTACAAATACAAGGTAGCTAAATTAGCATCGGAAGATAAGCCGAAAGCAAAATCTAAGAAAAAGTAATATGATCCTTACACTCACAAATTTTCAATCAAGTTACCTAAAACTTCCAAACGCGAGGGTTTCTGCCAATGGAGCAGACTTCACGGAGGAGATACAGGCGGCTATTGATGAACGTGAGCGTGAAATACTAATCGATGGGTTAGGAATTGCACTTTATGACACTTTAGTTACTGAATATGCAGACCTAGGAACGGCATCACAGCCAATCCTAGACCTTGTAAACGGTAAAGATTATACAGTCAACAATATAGCAGTTAGATGGGATGGGTTAATTTCTAATCCATTCCTAGGCTGTTATGTTTATTACCACTTTATGCAGGAGAAGCAGGACGTATTTACAACTATGGGAACACAAAGCCCAGAGGCGGTAAGCAGTCAAGCGGTTTCAGCGATAGATACATCGGTAAGAAGGTATAGAAAGTTTATAAAAGGGTATCAAGGCGAGGATGGCGCACCTTTATTAATTACTACGGCTTTTGGTAGCGGTATTGATTATCAAGGTTCAAACAGCAAGATTCGCTCCTTGTATCAGTTCTTAACAGATAAGAGTACGGACTATCCAACAGCAACGGACTTTATTGCTCACAAATCTATTAATTCTCAAGGGATATGATAATATTTGAGGACGGAATAAAGGCTTTAATTGACAGGATAGAATCTATTGACGGATTTGCACCTAACTTTTATTGGGCTAAAGATGCTAATGACGTTAACGCGTATTTAGTTTTAAAAGACCAGCCCTACCCCGTAATAATTTTACAGACGGGAAAGGACAAAAGCGAGGTAAAAGGTGATGGGCAATACAACGAAATCACCCGAAATGCAAAATTTGTATTGGCAGTACGTGAATTAGATGCTTCGATGTTGAATAACGATAGATGGGAGAGTAGTTATAAGAATTTTTTAAACCCGCTTTTGGAGAGATTCTTAGAGCAGTTAAACTTTTCGAGTATTACTAGACTACCCAACGGCTATTCAGCTAGTAGAGTGCCAAACTATTCGGACGCAAGCAAGAATGCCCAGATTGATCTTTGGGATGCCGTCGAATTAGAATGTGAAATAATAATGAATAATAACTGCTTAATTCCATAAATATGGCTAAAAAAAGCGAAAAATCAAAATTAAACACCTATGAGAGGATAGCACAGGTGACGGCTAGAGTGGGAAGCAATGCAGACGGAAGTCCGAAATTGCATTTTATTAAAGGCGAGGCGATTACGCTAACACTATCACAGATTAAATCATATAAAAACTATATAAAATGAGTACAATAACAGAAGATATAAACAGTGGCTTATGCTCACTAGATACTATTATCGGTGCTGAAACTTCAAAAACGTGTATTTCTCAAATTACAGCTGCTAAGGCTATTTGGGCAATTGCACCGGGAGAGAAGTTCAACGCTGGTCAAACGTATGTAAGCGAACTAAGCAGACTAATACTTGCGGGTAAGCTGCAGATATTAACAGGGGTTAATACCTTTGAAGAGAATGGAGGGGAAGATACCACCGAAACTTTAGCCGATGGTACGCAATTCTTAACCAATGAAGGGAAGTACAGCTTCTTAGCAACTTATACGAATGGAATGTTCTTTAACAAAGCATTGCACACGTTAAAGGGGTTCAGGAAATGGAATATTATTATCGTGACGAATGAGGGTATTTGGGGTACAAAATCCACAGACGGAAGCCTTGAAGGCTTTACAACTGGAATGATACAGCCTGCTAAGTTGCAGCTAGGTTCTAATTCAGCGGGACAAAAAGAGGGGCTTATGTTCCAATTTGTAGACCGCCCAGAATTAGATAGCGATTTTGCGCACATTGTAAACACGAACGCGCGTAAAGAAACAGGAGTTACACAAATAGAGTTATCTCTTGTCAACGCTCCTGCTACCACTGACACTACGGTAGCTGTAAAGGCTGTTTTCGCTCAAAATACAAGCGAAGCATTTTCAGGCGTTGCAGATTATGCAAGTTTCATTCAATCAATTGATGGTGGGGCTTCTAATCCAACAGCAGGAGATGACAGTGTGACAAGCGGAACGTTTGTTTTAACAGTTGCTGCATTAGCATCTGGGGAGAAAGGGCTGTTAAGTCTAGGGACTGGAAACAACTATGTAGTAGTAGGTGTTGACGGAGATCACTACCGTTCAAACGTACTATCTTATACAGTAGTATAGTAATTTATACCCCTGCTTCGGTGGGGGTTTAATAAAGGAATATGGGTGTATCGGGCATACTTGATGAACAATTAAAGAGTATCGAAGATGTACGGGTAAATCTTGAATCCAGAGCGTTATTTATTATCGCTGAATTACAAGAGCAGATAGTGTTTTTTAACACAAAAAGACAACTGTATGATGATGGGGTTGATTCCAAGGGATCGCTGCTAAGACCTTATACAAATTTTACAGTTCAAATAAAGCAACAGAGCGGACAAGTGTACGACCGTACCACGCTCAAAGATACAGGCTCTTTCTACGAGGGGTTTTATATCACTGCTAAAAACGGGTTATTTCAAATTAATTCGAGCGACAGTAAAACGCCAAAGTTAGTTAAGAAATATGGAAAGGACATTTTTGGGCTTACTGTTAATAATGAAGGAATAATAAATAAAGAGATTTTCGATCGCTTATTAGAATGGATAATAAAAAAGATGTAAGACTTTATAAAGACTGTAGTGAGTTGCCTATGCACAATTTTGAAGAAGCAAGAAAAGACAATAATTTCAAATGGTTGGTTTATGGTTATGACGGGTGGGGTGATATTGAAGTTCCTGAAAAGACTATTGAGATATGGGATGACATTTTAAATGAATATGCAGCACTTACTAAAAATAATAAGACAATACAGTATTTTGAAATATGGAGTGATTTAAGTGATTTAGAAACAAGAATAATACAAGCTAATGTATTATTATTTCAGTTAGAATCCAGACCTCAAATGGAGAAGCAATTAAAAGAATCATATATAAAAGAATTAGGGAAATGGCATTTTTTTTACAACAGTTCAAAAGACCACAATCAAGAGATAAAAAGGCTTAAAAAACATATTGGAGTAGTAAAAACAAAGCTAGTTTTGTTAGAAAGTGATAAAGAAAATTTTGAGAAGAAAAACAAAACGAGTGATTTAATAAAAATAAAAGTGGCTGTTCAAAACATTCTAAAAAGGGATATAGATTTGAGAAAAATCTCAGTCAAGGAATGGATAATAACTTTAGATAATTTACCAAAAGCATAATGGCAACAAATCAATATCAATCCGCAATAGACAAGGCAAATGCCGAGTTGGATAAAATGTTCTCCAAGTGGGAGGCTATTGATAAAAAAATACTTGCGGTAAGTAAAAATGCCCGTAAAACTGTTTCCAAAGATTTTAATAGTGGGATGCCCAAAGACCTTAACGAAAGGCTTAAAAAGAATGCGAAATCTAACCAACAGGTAAATGCTGCTTTAAAAGAACAGGATAGGCTCGAAAAAGCTCTTGCAACTGCAATAGCTAAAAAGAATGCCGCATCTTCTAAAACAAATATAAACCTTCAAAAACAAAGGGTTGAAACAAATCAATTAAATAAAGCAAGTAAAGAGGAGGCTATTCTAACTTCTAAATTATCAGGTCATTATCAAAAATTAAGTGTCGAGCTTAATAAAATGAGAAATACTTATAAAAATCTTGCTGCTAAAAAAGAACGTGGAAAGAAACTAACAGCTCAAGAAACAAAAGAATATCAAAGGCTGGGGGCTCAGGTAAGGAAGACAGATTCAGCTTTAAAAAGAATTGATAAAACAGTTGGACAATCTCAAAGAAGTGTAGGTAATTACGGGAATGCTGTAAGGGGATTAGCAGGAGGCTTTCGGTCTTTAGTTGGAGCTTTGGGTGTCACTAGCGGTATATATTTATTTGTACGTGCAATAAGCACATCTCTAGGCGTTATTAAAGATTTTGAAAAACAAAATGCAACTTTAGCAGGAGTACTACAAGTAGAGAAGTCAGAAATGAAAGCGTTGACGGATGAGTCCAGAAGGCTTGGTGAATCAACTGTTAAAACAGCTACAGAGGTTGCAGGGCTTCAGGTTGAATTTTCAAGATTAGGTTTTACCCAACAGGAAATTATTGATGTGACCGAGGCTACAATCGAGGGTTCAATCGCGATGAACTCAGAATTAGCTAATACTGCAAAACTTACAGGGGCGGTAATAAACTCAATGGATGAATTTTCATCTACAGATGCACCAGAAGTTTTAGATATATTAGCCTTATCCACAGCAAAAAGTGCTTTAGATTTTGAAAAGCTGAAAGTTTCTTTACCTAAAGTATTGGGAGCCGCGAACGCTTTAGGCGTTCCTTTTACTAAAGTTACTTCTCTTTTGGGGAAACTATCAGATGCTGGAATTGAAGCCTCAATCGCGGGTACATCGTTAAGAAAAATATTTATATCTGCCGCTAAAGAAGGAATTGATTATGAAGTTGCTTTAGATAAAGTAAGAAATAGCACGGAGAAACTAAAAACAGCAAATGAAGTATTCGATACTCGTGCCGCTATTTCCGCAGTTTTAATAGCTAAAAACGTTGGTTCGATAGCTGAACTAGAGGAGGCGTTAAACAATGCTGCTGGAACAACTAAGAGAATGGCAGAGAAGGAGCTAGACACATTGGACGGCTCTTTAAAATTGTTAAGGTCAGCTTTTGAAGGTTATATATTAGACCTAAACGACGCAAGTGGGGCTGGTGAAAGCTTAAAGAACGGTATTGCATCTTTAGCAAAGAATTTCAAAACGATTATAAATGTAATAGTAACAACCGCTAAGGTGTGGTTATTATATAAAGCAGCGGTAATTCTTTCAAGTATTCAAACAAATATACTCACTAAGAGTTTAAATTTATCTAGCCGATCCCTTGTTATTTCCAGACTAGCATCAATTAGAGCCGCACAAGGGCTTAATGTTAGTTCAGTAGCAACGGTTAGGGCTTCATTGGCTTGGGCTAAATTAAATGCAGCAATAAAGGCTAATGCTTTTGCCATCGTTGCGGTTGCTTTATATGCGTTATATAAAATTTTCCAAAAACTAAATGTATCATTAGAAGAAACAGCTCAAAAGACAGGAGAGGTTACTACTGAATATTTAAAAAATAGGGATGCGTCACAAAAATTAAGCAAAGAAACAAATGTTTTAATTAACCGATATGACGAATTAAAAGATAAAACAATCTTAAATAAAGATGAACAAAAGGAGCTAAATGATATTATCCAAAATTTACTTAAAACCGTACCAGATGCAAAAATTGAATTTGACGAGTACGGAAAAATCATAGGAATAAATACTGAGAAGATAAGAGAAAATATAAAAGCATCCAATGATTTATATGCTCAAAGAAATAGAACAGCATTAAAAGAAAATGTTAAATTACTTGGAGAATTAAACCTTCGACAAGAGGAATTAAATGGACTTGTCGCTGGAAAAAATAAAGCGGACATAGAAAGTGTTGGAACGATTACTAAATTGAATGGAGAATATGTAACATTTATTAAAAATTTAAGTATTTTTATTACAGATTATGGAGAATTGTCATCTAAACAAATAGACAAAATTAATGAGGTAATAAAAGCGAACCGAGATAATATTAACACAACAGAAAAAAGTATTGCTGCTCTTGGGGGTGAGAAAAGCGCACGTATTTTAGCAATCGAAGCGCTTGAAAAACAAAAGAAAGCGAATGAAGAAGAAACATCCGCAGCAGCAGCAGGGGCATTAGCATTAAAAACACTTCGCGACGAGTTGGAAGGATTAAAAGATATACTCGCGGTACTTACTAAAAAAGGTTATGAATCACTTACGGCCGAACAAGCCAAAAGCGTAGTGGAAACACGAAAATCAATAAAAGCAAAGCAGGATGAAATTGATGCAATATTAGGTGTTACTAAATCACAAAAGGAAAATAGTAAAGCGGTTAAAAATTCAATAGCTTATTTTGGAGAATTAATATCTGAACTTGAAAAAGCAAGAGATACAACAGCATTGACTAAAGATGAATTTAACGACTTTAATGATAAAATAGACGTATTAAAAAGAAATGTATCTGAATTATCAGGTGAATTTGATGCGTTTGATAAAGAGCTTGAAGATACTTTAAATCTTCTTGATGACGCCAAAGATATTTCTTTTGCTGATTTGTTTAATGAAAAAGACAATAACTTCCCAATATTTAAATTTATAGATATTGATGAAATGGAGATAGAAGAGCAAGCAGAATTTATAATTGAAAAACAAAAAGAGCTTGATGATAAAAGATTAGCTTTAAAAAAAGATTTTTATAATAACCTTGAAAACCTTGCTTTTTCATCAATTAATGCAATATTTCAAGCCGAAGCAGATAAGTACGATGAAAGAATAGATAAAAACAATGATTTTTATGATGCTCTTTTAGATAACGACAGGCTTTCAGAAGATCAAAGATTTGCTCTTGAAAAAGAAAAAGAAAAGAGAAATCAACAATTAGAAGCTAAAAAACGGGAAATAGAAAAAAAGGCATTCCTATTCGGTCAAGCAATAGCATTGGCAAAAATAGTCATAGAAACGACTAAAGCAGTGATGGCAATAAAAGCACAAGTCGCTATTTATAATGCAAGTCTAGTAACAATACCATTAGCAATCGCAGCAGCCGCACAAATACCCTTTGTAATTGGTTCAGGAGTAGCAGCAGCAGCGTCTATTTTAGCCACAACAATACCACAATTTAAAGAGGGACACTTATCGGGAACTCACGAGGGTATGGCTATTATTAACGATGCTCCAAGTAATAAATATCAAGAATTAGTAGAGCGTAAAAATGGGCGTATGGAAATGTTCCAAAACCGAAACCAACCTATTTTTATGAATAAAGGGGACAAAATTCATAAAGCCACAAACACAGATGATATTTTAAGACAAGCAATAACGATGTCAATTATAGACCAACAAGAACGCCTTTCACAAGTGCAATCAGCTCAAATAAATAATTTTAATATAGGTGAAGAGGTTTCAAAGCAAATCCAAAAAGGATTTAGCGGTGTAAAATCTCCAAAGCCATTCACTTTTGATTATTCAAAGTTTGCAAAAGAAATGTATTTAAATCAAAAATCTAATAATCTATAATGCACCCATTTTTAAAAAATACACGCTTCACTTTTGAAACTCCTACACAAACGTATGAGGTTCAAGACGCGCCTATTAATAGCGATCAGGTGGAAATGGATATAAAAAGAAGCACCAAAACCGACGGCATTATGCTTGTGACTACTTTGAACGAGCAATATATTAAAAAAGCAAAAGATTTTATTATTAATGAGTATGGAAAACAAGGTGCAGATGGTTATTTAAAGCGCACGCGGGAAGAAAAGCAAAACAATAACTACATAATAACTAATACTGACTTTATAGACTTTAACAGCTTAAAATGGGATAAAAGCACGATTACAGGTGATTTTGTAGAAAATCCATTGTATGAGATATTGGATAAAAATAGTCGTGAAGATTTTGAATTAGACAGGCTTACCGATATAAATGGAAATGCCATACCTGCATTGACACGTTCCAAAATGGCTTGGAAAAACAGGGCTATATTTTTACGCAGTGAAGGGCATTCAGAGCCTTATTCACAAAATGTTACATCTGTACCAGCCCCACAAAGTGTCTTTATAACTCCCTTAATGACTGCAAATCCAGTAAGTGATGAAGATTTTGTTGGCGTTTTTTCTCATTATTATGATATTTATAATGATAATGCTTCAGTTTCAAATATTTTTCACTTAGATACCAATAGGGAGAAGCACTTAAAACTAGATATTAATGTAAACGTAACTATTAATGCGGATGAATCTATCGCAGCAGGGTTGTTATTAATTCGATATGAAAATGGTACAGATTTAGACCTTTTGTCCTACAACACGTTAGTGGAAGGATCCGCTTCAACACATATAGTGTATTCAGGAACAATAGATATTGACCTTTTACAAGGGCAAAGCCTAGCATTAGGTATTCCAGTTGAATTTACTGAACAAACTTTAGGTATTGACGTTGACGAATTCGATATTATCCAAACAGAGGACAGCTTTTATGAAACCGATATTCCTGAAGAAAAAAACGTTGATTGCATCTCTCTTTACGATGCCTTTGAAAGGATAGTCGAAATACTATCTCCAAATATTACTTTTAAAAGCGACCATATTACAGATAATTGGGCTAACTTAGTCATATTTTCTGGCGAAACGTCAAGGCATATGTATTATACAAATGAAGATACGGGAGTTACAACCATTGCACCATTGGCAACGGTAAGTTTTGACAGCCTTTTTAAACTACTATTTACAATTAATCCCGTTGCTTTTGGGCTTAGAATGGAAGGGAGTAAGACTATTTTAGAGGTTGAGGACATTGGATATTTCTTTGATGACGAAAAGACCGTGAATTTAGGAACTATATCAGACCTTGAATATAAAATAAACAAAGATAAAGTTTACTCTCGTATTAAAGCAGGCTATTCCAAGAGTGGTAAAAATGAAGATGTGTTCGGATATAATGCGACGCATACGGTAAATACTTATTCATTGCCTGCAAATAAAACAGACAACACCTACGACGCTACTTGTGATTTCAGAACAGACCCGACGGAAGCGGAACTTTGTTACAGGAAGCAATTTAGCAAATATCCCGATTCGGACACCCAGTACGATACTGATGTTTTTGCTGTTGATTGTTCGCTCACAAATGGCGTTTACACGCCTAAACCTTATGAAGCAGACTTCTCAAGTGTTACAGGGCTATACAGGAAAGATACGGCTTATAATTTCAATTTAAGCCCTATGAATTGTGCTTTAAGACACGGTAAGAATTTTAAGCAAGAGTATAATAAATCTTTTTACATTGATGGTAAAATGCGCTACACCTCTACGGAGGGGAGTCCAGAGATGTCAACAACTAAAATAGGGGGAGTTGCAAGACCTGAAAATTCAGATGTATTGCTAAGCGATCTTGAAAGAGGGCTTTACACTCCCGTAATAGTAGACGGCAAAACAATAATCACACCTGAATTAGTGGCTCAATTAAAAGGTGGAATACCTAAGAGAAATTATTACAAAACTTTTCCTTTTAAAGATTTTAACGGAAATCAAAGTTACGGGTATTTACTATCAGCTAAAATAGGAGATGAAATTAAAATAGAATTAGCATTAAAATACTAATATGGCATCGAACATAATATTAACATTTGGAACACAAACGGGGGACGTTAGTAATGAAACCATTGATGTTACTGGCAACGGTCAACTTTCAACCTTTGTGCCTACACGCTATAAAAGCGGGCTTGTTACTATAAACGCAAACATTGCAAAGCAGGTATATGAATATTATAATGCCTTTCAGTTAGATTATAATCGAGATGAAAAGTATAACATTACATACGATTCCACAACGGTTACCATTGAGCACCCATTAAATGCACATTTCGATTCTTTTGTAGATGGAACACATAATACCACCACTTTTATTACCACAGGCACAGGGGTAGATGCGAGACCAGACCCTATTTTGCTTGAGGTATTGGATTATGCTGCAAATACTTCTGACTTTTGCGATACTACTTTAGGAACTTTTGGATTCAACAGAGATGTAGTTTCTTTAAAAATAGAGCAAAGCGGAGTCGTTTTATTTGAAGATGCATCTTTCAATAATAGCACAAAAACATTGGCAGTACCAAGAAGCAGTATTAATGTGAAAGTGACGGCTGAAGCATCTGTTTATAATACTATTTCTCCCGACTATTCAGAGATTTTAGACGTAGATGTAAATGAAAATTCAATCGGAGCAACGGTTACTATTTACGCCAACACCTTCTTGCATCTTACAGCGCATCAATATGCGATAGTTACAACGTTAGATGAAGATCCAACCTTTCAGGCTTCCAATATCTTCACGTCTGTAACGGAAGGTGATTTTTATGCTGTTATAAAAGATAACTTTAATTGTATAAAGTATCAGAGTTTTAGCATTACAACGAATGAAAACCCTTTTATAATACCTAAAAAATTCTTTATAAGTGGTAAAAATAGCATTCGGTTCGCAAATAGAGCAACGGGATTAACTTCTAATCCGTTTAACTTCCTTAGCTGGGAAAATCCCTTTGCAGTTAAGTCAAGCGCGATGAAAAACACCTATTCAAAGGGGCAGAAATTTAACATTCAATTTAAAAGCAGCTATACAAATCATACCGTTCAGGTAATTAATGCATGTGGTAATAATTTAGTGGAAAGTGAAATATTTATTGTTCCACAATTGAGAACTGATAATATTAACAGAAACACCTATTTAGAAGCTGATATATCTTACAGCGCGACACTACAACGTTCTGTTATTTCCTTTACTCCGGGCAATACGTATAATTCATCGGGAACGGTAACGGGCACACATAGCTATGATGGTTATCTCCCCGCTTTTTATGAAGAAGGAACGCCTTTAATAATCAATGACAATCTAGCGGCTGTCATAATAGACACATATACGGAAGCGGGCGTTGAGTATGCAGTTACAAATATTAGTTCAAATATAGCAGCGTCAGGGGTTAAAGTTGAAAGCATACATACAGAATTGCCTTATGAAACATATGATTTTCAGGTAAACACAAGCACAATCGATTTTGATCTGTTCTTTATAAGAATTATAGCTTTAAAAGCTAATAACGACACAGCTCAACTCTATGATAGCGAGGTTGTAGAGGTAATACCAGAGGTAGATTTTGTGGTTAGCAAATGGCACATAATGGATTCTTGGAGCGAAAGCAATGATACCGAATTAGATGCTTATCCGACGCCTTCTTTCACAGATACAAATGATCTTGAATGGTTTTCATTTTTAAGAAACTTAGAATTTCATACGCCTTTAGTGCGCATATCGGAAGCTGATATTGACACTCAAAAATTAGACAATAGAGAGACTAAGATTGATTTTAAGTCAAGAAAAATTTATGAAATGGGATTAGTTGAATTTCCTAGTGAAATTGCTGGGAATATAGCAGACGTTTTTAACGAGTTTGAATACCATAAGATTGATGGGATAATTTATACAACTATTTCAAAAGCAGACATTGAGCATAAAGGACAAAGGGCAATTGTAAAAGTGCAATTGGCGGTTGTAGATATGTCAAGCGAGTTTGGATTAGTTCAGCAAAGTTTACCCGGCACAGGACCGGCTAATAGTTTTTATCCTGTTGTGGTGGGTTAATGAGTTGTTCGATTTTCATATCACGAACTCGATTTTCAAAGGCTTCATTGGCGATTTTAACGCATTCGTCTATTTGTTTGAGGTCAAGGGATGTTAAAGACTTAGATTTTTTAGAACGAAGCATAAAGTAAAGAATGACAAAAAATATAATTGCGAAAAGCATAAACACAAATATACGATAAAATGAGTTTAATAACACTTCAGGAACAGGTAAACGCGATTCAGCTTAGGGTTGATGCGCTACAGGAGATTGAAAATCTAACGGTGCGCGCTGCTGCGGATGGCTCGGAGTACATTGTGGTAAATGTAGCTGGGCTTGATTATAAAATGCTGGGGAATGTTTTGTTCGGCAATCGGTTTGTGGCAAAAGTAGCAGATTATACTTTAGCGGTAGCGGATAAAAACTCTACCATACTATTTAGGGGCGATGACCTTACTATGACTATCCCCAACTCTTTAGGGATGCAAATAGGCGATAAAATAAGGGCAATAACCTACGGAACAGGCTTTGCCTTTGGGGGCAGCGTTACCACTATTTCACCTGCCTTAACCTATGGAAATGGGATGGTTTACGATATTGTGAAAACTGATACCGATGAATTTAGTATTGTGCAAATTGGAGCAGCAGATTTTACAGTAGATGTAGAACACGTATCGCTTGCGGGAACAGATAGCACTAGAACCTATGAACGTAGACTTATTGATAAATTAAATAGTAGAACGGCTGTTGTAATTGACAGACCAAGAAAATATATTATTTCTGGTTCGGTTGGTTACACGTATATAAGAGAAGAATATTGGCACGAAGCAGGGGCAGGGACTTTTGGAACATTAGAAACACAATTTCCAACAACCCAAGACGCGTCTAATGTTGGATTAATCAATCGAACGGTTCTTGAAACGGTTGGAGATCCAAACGATTTAGCCGTAGCAACCAGTATTGAGGATTCTATAAATAGCGGAGGTGAATACCTTACGACGGTTAGGCGAATTTTCAGAAGAACTATTGGTGGTGTTGAAAAAACTTATTTCTATTTAGGTGTTCAAGAAATAATTGGAGGTACAAATACTGATGTTATTGCAGCAGATTTTGAGGATATAACAAGCGATGGCACAACGCCAACAGGAACAACGCCAACAATGGCTGCAGAATACGTTTCTTTACTTGCAGCTGCCGATGTAAAATTGAGCAACCCTTTAGGCTTTAGATTTAATACGAGAACGCCCAACACGCAAGACACTTTTACGATTGGCACATACGCTTTAAACGGGAAAGCAGAAGGCGTCATTGACACAACGGGTAAGACTGAATTTCCTAAAGTACAAGGGCTATGGCTCTTTACAATTTCAGGAACGGGAGGAACAGCCACTTTAACTATTGGAGCTTTTGACTATACAATTACTTTTGACACAGATGAAGATACTACTGTTTCAGCATTTGTAACAGCACAGGCAGCTACTATTTTGGCAGATACGGGATTTGTAGTTACAGGCGATGGTGATGTCTTAGTGCTTTTAGGAAGTAGCACAGCTGATGTATCAATTGCAAATTTAACGGTAGATTTAGATGGTAGCATATCGAGTGGCAGCAAGCCTATCAAGTATATGGGATTCACTCAATTTCAAGCCGACAAACTTTATGATATTTATTTGCGCTATGACGGCTTTTATATTAATGTAGAATTTAAGCTGCGGGAAATTTTAAAAAATCTGCAATACGCTTGGAATGCCAACACAATCCTAAAAGCAATCCACAATGCCGCCACAATCTTTACAGAAGGATTTACCACAACGATTAATCCAAACACCCAAACGTATCAAGACAATTTTGAGGGCTTCTTAGACAACAGCGGAGGGGCAGCAGACGCAAGCATAGTTTGCACGGCAGCAGCGGGATGGACTTATAGTGTAAATGGAGCAGCGGCGGTAGCAAGTGGCACATTTACAATAGACGCAAAAGGACTATGCTACATAGCTCGAAAATTAGGTACTAACCTTATAAAAATAAATATTGCTACTGCTACAGATACAGTTTATGATGATACTGATGTGTTGAAAGATGCTGATACAGTTAGCCCTGTTACTGGGGTAAATAAACTAATCACCCAAGCAGATGTAACTGGTGGTGGTGATATGTCTAAATCTACTTATGATATTACAAATAATGGTATAGTAGATGATTCTGAAAAAGTTAATGGTTTAACAGTACAGACAGCAGTACCGTTAGGTGCAGTATTTACAGATACAGATACAGTATATGATGATACTGCAATACAAGCAGAAGTTGATTTAAACACAGTTAAAGAAACGAACATTGCTCACCCTTTAGTAGAAACTGCTGTTCCAGTTGGAGCG